ATTGGAAAAGCTAAGTAGGGTTGTTGACAGACCAAATAGTGTCTGTGATATATTAGTCCTGTTCCAGTAGGAACAACTGTCAGAGAGCCCCTCGGCTTTGACATTACAAAAGAGGTGAGATTTGCAGCCGGTCTGGAACCTCCAACCAGAACGTGGGCAGAAGGAGTGGGTCATGTCAGATTCGATTGAAGAGTTCGAGGACGAAGTTCAGACCGAAGTTACACGAGATCCAGTGCGCGCACAATTGCGCAAAGTGGAACAACAGTTGAAGGCAGCCGAGGCGAAAGCCAAGGAGCTCGAAACCGCAGCACGAGAGTTGGCCTTTGTAAAGGCGGGCGTTGATGTAAACGCTCCTATTGCAAAGTACTTCGTTAAAGGCTACGACGGAGAGTTGTCAGCAGATGCGATTCGTGTAGCAGCTCAAGAAGCAAATCTCATCCAAACTGCACCGCAGGAAACAGCTCATGCCAGTGAACAACAGGCTTGGGCAAGGGTGAATAGTGCTTCTCAGGCAGGCGAGAAGTTTGAGCCAGTTACAGACTGGCCGACAAAAATGTCGAACGCCAAGAACCAACAGGAATTGGATCAGCTCATGGCGCAATATAACGCCGAAATGGCAAAAAAACTCATCTAATTCCCCTACTGGGCGCACTACCCACTGGGCTAACAATTAAGGAAATACAGTGGCTTATACCCAACAATCGTCACTTGGCGTAGACCAGGCGGCGTATGACAGGATGGCATATTTTGCCCTCCGTTCGGAACTCTTGTTCGATCAGGCAGCTGACGTTCAAGCAAGCAATCAGACCATGCCAGGTTCTTCGGTGATCTTTACGATCTTCTCGGAACTTGCAGTTGCAACCACCCCACTCACTGAAACCAGTGATGTTGACGCAGTCGCAATGGCTGACAGCAACGTAACCGTAACCCTCACGGAATACGGTAACACCATCAACACCACAGCTAAGCTCCGTGGCACCGCGTTCTTGGACGTAGATGCTGCCGCAGCCAACCTGATTGGTTACAACGCAGGTAACAGCATTGACACAGTTGTCCGTGAAGTTCTTGCTGGTGGCACAAACGTTGTTTACGGTGGCGGTGGATCAAGCGATGAAACCTCACGCACAGCCATTGAAGCTGAAGACATCATCGAAGCGAACGATATTCGCAAGGTGACTGCAGCTCTTCGTGGAGCAAACGTAAGCCCATGGTCCGGTTACTACATCGGATTTATTCACCCAGACGTTTCGTACGACCTTCGTCGTGAGACCGGAAACGCTTCGTGGAACGCACCACACGTAAACATGGATACCGCTAACATCTACACAGGTGAAATCGGTACCTTTGAGTCGGTTCGTTTCATTGAGACACCACGTACCAAGGTTCGTGCAAATGCTTCAGACGGAGCAGGTTCAACTGGAAACATTGATGTGTATGACACTTACGTCATGGGCCGTCAGGCACTTGCTAAGGCATATTCGTTTGTTGATGGAAACGGTCCTGTGCCGTCGGTACGACGTGGTCCAGTGGTTGACTCGCTCATGCGTTTCAATCCAATTGGTTGGTACTGGCTTGGTGGCTACGGCCGCTTCCGCGAGGCTGCATTGCGTCGCATTGAGTCATCATCGTCAATTGGCGCTAACGCCTCATAAGTAAACTGCTTAGCCCTCTCACCTGGTTAGAAATCCGGGTGGGGGGGCTTTGCTATAGTGTTAACAACGAAAGGTTTGTATGTCAATTTCTAACTACGCTGAGCTCGCATTGCTGGACACGTTGAGCGGCACATCTTTTTCTGTTGCAAATACTTACGTAAAACTACACACTGGTGACCCTGGTGAAACTGGAACCTCAAACGCTGCAACAAATACAAGCCGTCAGGCTGCTTCGTGGTCAGCTGCATCTTCTGGTTCTAAGGCAATATCTGCTTCAATCACTTGGACAAACGTAAGCACAACAGAAACATATTCACATTGGTCATTGTGGGATAACAGCACTGCAGGTAACTGCTTGTGGTCAGGCGGTTTGTCCTCATCCGCTGCAGTAACTGCTGGCGATACTTTTCAAATCACCGCTCTTACTCTGTCGCTCGACTAGTCGGTAGGGGAGCAACCCCAAATGCCGTTAACTCAAGTAATCGGGTTTACCGAGCCATTCAAAGCTACACAACAATTTTATGTTGGCCTAACTCTTTCTAAGACAGCAACTGGCTTCGGTACAGGAACACAGTCTGCTGTTGGTCGTATTACTCCATGCAGAACTGCATCTGGTTCTGGCATTGGTGATTTTGATTCAACCGGTCTTGTTACGCGAGTTCGCCAAGGAGCAGACTCTGCTGGTACTGGATCATCTTCTTCTGCAAGGATTATTCTTCGTAGTAGAACAGCAACTGGATCCGGTATTGGAACCCAATCCGCTTCTGGTGCTAAATCGTCCCTTAGAACTGCAACTGCATCTGGCATTGGATCGCAATTAGCTATCGGACTGAGGAACGTACTTAGAACCGCAACCGCATCTGGAACATCTGATGGCTCGGCCTCTGGGATTAGGGTCTATTTGGTTTCAGCAACTGGTTCTGGACAAGGATCAACAAGTGGAAATGCCACTTTTTACAAGTTTCACATGTTTAGGCCGCCAACAGCTTTTGACGGACCAACAACTCTTGTTGGTGGCGACAGGATGGCAAACAGGCTTGCCCGTTTCTACAGGCCAAGAGAGCGCGGCATAAACGTTTACAAACTTGTTGACTCAACATTCACACAAGTTGACCAATCTGACTACACTAATTTTACCAAGATCTACCACGGTGGACACATACATCAATTGACAGAGGAGGAGTATGCCGACCTGCTTGGTGCGGGGTATGGCGAATACATGACATGATTCATTCACAAACACACCCATATTTAGATGTAGAAGGTTGTTTTGCTTGCAAGATATCTGGAGTGAGCATTGGCTTGGGGGTACTTGTCTCCGGAGAAAAACAAAGAGAGTCAACTCTTTCTAAAGACCTTGATGCCTACAAGCGTTTGCGTATGAACGGTCAGCAACCTAAACAAATTGATGGTTGTGCAAACGTAGAGTCAAGGGCTACTGATGGCTGGCAGATTGAAACTGGTATACTTCCTAACAAAAGCCATTACAAAACAACAGCAATCTAAGGAGAATAGCAATGCCAATGGTCGGTAAGAAAGAATACGCATACACAAAAGCCGGTATGAAGAAAGCTAAAGAAGCAGCAAAGAAGACTGGCAAGCCAATGAAAATGAAGGGCAAAACTAAAAAGTAATGAAGAAGCCTGTTTGGGATACAAAAAATCCTTCCAAGAAATCTAAGAAGCTTTCTCCATCACAGAAGGCTTCTGCGAAGGCTGCCGCAAAAAAAGCTGGTAGACCGTACCCAAATATGGTTGACAACATGAACGCAGCAAAGAAAAAGTAATGGCTAAGACCGCAGCATGGCAACGCAAAGAAGGCAAGAACCCTAGTGGTGGCCTGAATGCTAAAGGTCGTGCCTCCGCAAAAGCGCAGGGCATGAACCTTAAACCTCCCGTGTCTGCAAAGCAAGCTGCAAAAAGTCCAAAGGCTGCCGCTCGTCGCAAATCTTTTTGTGCGCGTATGGGCGGCATGCCTGGGCCAATGAAAGATTCAAAGGGTCGCCCCACAAGAAAAGCTCTTGCGTTAAAGAAGTGGGATTGTTAAATGTCTACAGTAAATGCGTTACTTGAAAGAGTTAACAGGCAGCTTCTAAGCGGAACCATAGAAGAGCAAAACAAGTTGTCGGTTGCTGTTGATTCAGACGACACATCTTTTGTTACCTCATATGATCTTGCCGGCTTAAGAACCGGTGTTGTTTTTGAGATTGATTCAGAACTCGTGTACATCTGGGAGGCATCAGCCGGTTCAAAAACGATAGTTGTTGAGCGTGGCTATGCAGGCACCACTGCAGCTGCACATTCTGTTGGAAGCATTATAAAGATAAATCCTCGTTTTCCAAAATCACAAATGATTGAAGCACTCAATCAGGACATTGAGGATTTGTCAAGCCCGCTGAATGGTTTGTATTTCGTCAATACTATTGATCTGAGTTACAACGGATCAGATAGGCAAATCAACATTACTGGGGCTACTTCTATAATTGACATTGTTGATGTTCGTCTTCGATATTTGGATGACGATTTCCCGGTGCTTAGAAAAGTTCGTTTGCAACGGAACTTGCCAACATCGTATTTTGCATCTGGATTTGCTTTAGTTTTTGATGAACTAGTTATGTCTGGTACTTTGCGCGTAAGTTACAAATCACCTTTTGTTCGGGTTGCTTCGCTTTCTGAAAACATTCAAACTGTTGCAAAGATCCCTACAAGCATGGAAGATATTCTTGAACTTGGTGTTATGTCCAGGATGCTGTCTGTTAGGGAAGTGAAAAGAAACTTTATTGAGTCCCAGGGCGACACTCGTCGATCAGAGGAAGTTCCTCCTGGTTCTATGCGTGATTCGTTCTCAAATATTTTGCGCCTTCGTCGTGACAGAATTATTGCTGAGGCAGCAAAACTTTCAAGACAATATCCTTTAACTATTAGGTCTTAGCGTGGCAACGCTTATAGATTTTACCACCGCATATAGAGGTGGGCCTTCGTACTTTACTGGTACTGGTTCTGCTCAGGTTGTTCCATACATTTATCCTGTTGCGATCAATGGTCGACCGTACATGATTGACACTAAGTCAAATGATTTTGGTAGACAGTTTGATGCTCGTGTTCGTGATTCGGTTGACCAGTCTGCTGAGCCTGGTGAGTCTGCTATTAACCCGCAGGGTTTGTGGCGTAGGTCGCAGTCGTCTTGGCATTATGGTGCGGGTCAGGATTATTCGGATACAGCTGAAGCAGAGGCGTATCGTTTTCGTTCTAGCAAGGGTGTGAATGTTTGGGATCGTGGCAAGTTGTCGTTATTGAAAGACACCACTCAAATCCTGTCTGATGCAGCCGCAACACTAAAATCTA